ATGTTGCACCTTTGGCAGTATCTTTATCTCCTCCAGTCAAACTTGGAATTATCTCAGTAAGAAATGTATTGGGAATATTTGCTATTTGCGAATAAAGTGTACTTGATATAAAATTATTAATATAAGGTGGAATCGGAAGTAATACTTCAAAGCGACTGGGTTTTGCAATACCACCCATTGCTTTCATATGTGCATAAAATGAATTGATCGTAAATGTCATTAGAACATGTCCTCTGAATCTTGGAATACTTGAGTTTTGTGAGCTTTCTGAAAATGTTCTACGGGCAATAGTGCCGCAATATCCCACTCAGATGCTTCTATGTTTAAAAATTTTGATTTAATATGGGTGTACAGATACTTCTTCAAACACGGCTTGTGTTCATACATCTGCTTAGCATTTTTTAAAAAGTTATAACTAACCCTAAACTTTGTGGCTTCATCAAAGTTTCTATTTGTGGCAATATCGCCTAATTTGTCCAATAATATCAATCTTTGTTTTGGATGGATGTAATGCAAGTTCAATCCTAAAAACCCATCAGTATGTTCCTCTATCGGAATGACTAATGGAAATTTATCGTAATATTCCATTATGTCTTTTGTCTTAGGATCATAAAAATAGAAATACATTTTACCAATGTAAGATTCATTTTTTACACCACGAAGTCTTGATCTCTCCTCCATCATCTTACCTCTTGATGGATTGAGGGTCAACATTTTTTGTTGCAACCAAGCTCTAGCAATGTTCGTTCTTGGGTGTAAACCCTTTTTAGCCAGAGATTCTTTTAGTCTATTAATTAAGTATGCCATAGTCTATTTATCTTATATTCCTAGATCCTTTTCAGTCAGGATTTTAAATTCCCAACCATGATCCTTACAAAATTCTGTGGCAGCTTTCCATTTGGACTGGTTTATCAGATAGGTGGCACTTTCTTCCAGATACTTTTTGGTCTTACGTTTCTGTACCGGCATTTTGGTTTGTTTTTCCGGTTTGACCTCTATGACAACCGTTTTTATAGTTCCATCCTTAGTTTTCATTTTAGCCACAAAATCGGGAAAATAACGATGCTTTTTATTGTCGATTGGATTATAATAGGGTATGACTAACTCCTCAGAAGCCCACCAGATTATCCCTGGATGGACGTCTAAGTATTGCATTACCCTAAGTTCCCACAAAGACCTATAGATAACATTATTTGGGTCTCCGTTGTATTTGGCAGGGTATCTTGGATTAAATCTTCCTTTATATGACATAAATACTATCTAGTTAACCTTTAGGAAGTTTATATGTCTTTTAATTTTTCTCTCACAAATGTTGCTTCGGCCGCTAATTTTAAGAGTGACGATGTTAGAAAATTCAACTCTTTAGATGCATATGAGGACGGTAGTAAAGATGGATTGATGACATATCCTTTGGATTTAGGAACTACTGATAAAGCACATTTTATGATGTTCAGTATATTTGAACAGGAAGTGTCTAAATTTAAAGGAGATGCGGGCGCTAATCGATATGGAAATAAAAGTATAGATTCTCAAGGCCAAGTTGATATTGGAATACTTCAGAGTCAAGGTCTTACCGCTAATTTTGGCCAAGCAATTAAAGATTCCACTATGGTTGGCAGCGAACTTGTAGAGAAAGCTGTAACAAGTGCTACCAAATATACTGACGGTCTTTCACCTGGATCAACAGAATTTCTTGATAAGGCAAAACAAGCAATAGCATCTAAAACGGGTGGGTTTTATGAAGAAGGTATTAAACCGATAACTGACGAATTAAAAAGAACTGATGTAACTAATTTTAACAGAAAAATTAGACGAATTAAAGAAACTGTTGCTTTGTATCTTCCAGATACTTTAGTTTTTGATTATAATCAAGGTTATAGTGATGTTGGTATGTATGCAGATAAAGGCGGATTAGGTGCTGTTGCAGCTTCTGCTGTAAATCAAATTGCTGGATTGAATAGTCAACAAAAAACTGCTGATATGATTGGCAGAATTGCTGGTAAAAATTTAAGTCCATTTATAAGTAGAGCCCTTGGTTCTGTAGGAGGAGCTGGAAAGGTAGTTGCATCTACTCTACTAGGTGGTGTAGAAAATCCGATGCTTGAGTTACTTTATACACAACCAGAATTTAGAACATTCCGTTTTGATTATATGTTATATCCAAAGAGTGTTTCTGAATCACAAGAAGTTCATCGCATCATAAATTGTTTTAAATTTCATTCTGCTCCGGAAATTAAACCAGGATCGGCAGGTTTCTTTTTAGTTCCTCCATCAATTTTTAATATTGAATTTTATTATAATGGTGAATTGAATCCAAATCTTCCAACTATAACTGATTGTGTTTGTACTTCGGTAAGTGTAGATTATGCTCCTAGTGGTTGGTCTGCATATGAAGTTCCAAATCCATCAAACAAACCTGAAATTGGAGGTAATGGATCTCCTTTTGCTGTTAGATTATCATTAGCATTTAAAGAAACGATTATACTAACAAAAAATTTATACGATAGACCAAATTCATTTTCAAAAATTAGACAGAACAGATAATGGCCAAATACTTTTCTTATTTTCCATCTACTAGATATAAACTAACAGATGATGCTCTAGGTTTAGATGTTCTTACCAATTTAATGTCACGTTTTAAATTGGAAGAATCATTTAAAGAAAATACTTCAGTTTATTATAAGTATGATATTAGAGACGGTGATACACCAGAAACCGTTGCTTATTATGCATATGGTTCAGCTGAACGTCATTGGATGGTGTTACTGTATAATAATATTATTGATCCGCAATACGATTGGCCCCTACAATTTAAATCTTTAACAAATTATGTGGATCAAAAATATTCTGCTAACAATTATGCTGATACTGCCAATACTGGTGTGTCTGGTTTAGTTTGGGCAAAGACTACCAATCACTCATATTATGTAACAGAAACCACTCAATTTATGGATACAGTTTCTACTAATACATATGAAATTGATTCGGCAACTTATGCAAATGTCACAACAACAATTACGCCAAATGAAATAACATTAAAAAGTGGTAACAAGATATATCAAAGTAATACCAAAACATCGATCAATTATTATCAATATGAAGAACAAGAAAACGAGAAAAAAAGATCAATAAAATTATTAAAAAATGATTTTGTTTTTTCTTTAGAAGAAGAACTTAGAAGGTCATTACAAGAATGAGCGATAATGCATCTATAGTAACAACTGGTTTTGAAATAATATCAATAGATGTTGTTTTAAAAAATGGAAAAGAGATATCACTTAAAGGACTATATCAAGAGATAAACTTGTATGATAGTGTTTTTTCTCATTGTTTAACAGGAAATATTCTTATTACCGATAGTATTGGTTTAATTAATAATCTACAATTTGATGGTCAAGAAGGTATATTAATTAAAATTGGTAAAACAAGAGAAGAAATAATATTTCAACAATCTTATAGAATACACAAATTAAGTAACAGAAAAAATATTAATCAAAATTCTGAAATGTATGTATTACACTTTATAAGTGATGAATACATATTTTCTTCACAACAAAAAGTTAATCAAGTCTTTACGAATTCCACGTACACTCAGATGGTAGTTCAAGTATTGGCAAATTATCTCGGTGTAAAAAAAATGGTATTAAATAATAGTGAAGGATTGCATACGAAACAAATGCCGAATTTGTCTCCTTTAGATACAGTTGCTTGGATATCAAAAAGGGCTTTAGATGAAAAAAAATCTCCATCATTTTTATTCTTTGAAAACAGATATGGATATAATTTTGTTTCTTTAAATGATTTGATAAAAAAACAAGAACCGTATAATAATCCGATTAGAGTTACTTTTGATCCAAAGAATTTAGGAGAAAGTGAAAACTTTAATGAAGAATTTTATGGTGCAAGATATATTAGTGTGATTAATCAATATGATGTTGTTGATAATATTGAATCAGGAGTTTATGCTTCTACTTTAATTGGATTTGATCCAATAACAAGAACCGTAAAAACTAAGAATTTAAGTTTTGGTGACCATTATAATGGAAGAAATCACTTGAATGATAATTCAAATTATGTAGAATTTAACAATCAAAAAGATATATCACGAATAGCGAAAACTAATTTAAAAAGTTTTGACTCAAGGAAGTTATTGTATCCCGTAGCTTATGACAGAGGAACTAGTAAATATATACAGAACAACGATAAAAATTCTATAACTTATGCAGAGAATCCAGATTATCTTTTGGAGAGAAAAGCCATAATGAAGAATTTAATGACCAAGAGAGTTAGGGTTGTTGTTCCTGGTAATTTTAGATTTACCACTGGTCAGACTGTTCTATTAAATCTTCCAGAAAGACAAGAACAAACATCCGATAATAAAGATGAATCTCTTTTTGGAAATTATTTAATTATTGGAGCAAGACATATTATTACATATAATAAACACGAAACTGTTTTTGATGCGGTAACAGATTCAAATTCTGCGGATCCTAAAAAATATTCGCATTCTAGTTCTGCGGTAACCGAAAAAATAGCTCAATTTACAATCTAATTATGAATAACGAATACGCTGGTTTAAATGGTTTTATTTGGTGGACTGGAGTAGTAGAGGATAGAAAAGATCCTTTAAAACTTGGTCGTTGTCGTGTTAGAATTATTGGATGGCATTCTGATAATGTCAATGACGCACCAACAGAAACTTTACCTTGGGCTCAAGCATTACTTCCATTGAATAATCCAATGACGTTTACTCCAAAAGAATCCGATATGGTAGTTGGATTTTTCTTAGACGGAGAAAACGCACAACATCCAGTAATGATGGGAGTTCTTCCTGGAATTCCACAACAGGCGTCTGGAGAAATGAAAGCATTTAGTGATACAAGAAAACAAAAAGAAATTGATGCATCTCCAAATTTTTTAAGTGGAAATCCTCTTAGATATCCTAGAAATTTAGATGAACCAACAACATCTAGATTGGCTAGAGGAGATAATCTTTATAATCCAGCACAAATCACATATTTGAAATCTTTAACAAAAGGTAACACGTATGGTGTAGATCAAGATCCTTCTTATAATGCTAGATATCCATACAACTATGCAATTGATACCGAATCAGGACATGCTTTTGAATTAGATGATACTCCAAATTATGAACGAATAAATTTAATGCATAAAACTGGGTCTCATGTAGAGTTTAGACCTACTGGTGATGTACACAAAAAAGTTGTAGGTTCATCAAACATTGTTGTAAATAAAGATGAATCGATGCACGTTAAAGGTAATCGAATTGTTTATATTGATGGTGATTTGACATATGTTGTTAATGGAAGTGTTACTTTTCAAGTTAAAAAAGATTTTGCTGTAGTTGCTCGAAACATTACTCTTGCGGCTTCAGCCAACTGGACCGGTTCTGCTAAAATGATGGCATCGCTTTCGGGTATGGTTTCAAGTTCACTTGGAGGATTATTGTCAGCGTCAACTTCCGTTAGTGGAGTTCTTACTAGTGTTAGTGGAATGGTTTCTCTTTCAGCAACTTCATCTGGTAAAGCGACCTTCGGTGCAAAAGCTATTACGAATATTAACGGAGCAACAATTGCTATGGTAACGGCAGCTGCTCCAAATGCTAAAGATGGTTCAAAGAGTGCTGCTAAACCTCCAGCTGAAGGATCACCATTCACTTCACCAACAGCAGAAAATGTTACTGGTAATTCATTAAACGCATCTGAAATTGCTAATGGAGCTATTCCTCCAAATCCATCTCAAATAATTGGGGATGCTGTAAATAAACCAGGTTTCTTTAAAGAACAAATTTACGGAACTCCAGTATCTACTTGGTCTGGGTTTAGTGAAACGCAAATAACAACTTCATTGACAAATAATCCATCCTTTTTAGACACACTTAAAGCGGACATTACAACCGGATTTCAATCAGCAGTCTCATATGGCGAAAAATTAGGAACCGATCTTATCAATCAAACTGGTTATAAGGATGTTTTAGATCAGTATGATAAAGTTGGTGCTTCTATTTCTGCAGCAGATGAAGCAGTTGGAGTTGCTGGAACCGCAAAAGCATATTCAGCTGTTGCTAAAAATGTTGCTGGACTTACCGCTGCTGGAGTTGCTGTTGCTGGCAAAGTTGCATCATTAAGTGTAGATACAATTAGAGCAAAACAATTTTTGAATTTACAATGTACGAAGAAATTGGCTAAAAAATATGTAGATGATCTGACAGAAAATTTACAAGATAGTTGGGATGATATTAAAAATGAACTCAGAGATACTGAAAGCAAATTGAAAGATGCTAGTGATGCACTTAGAGACAAAGCTTCAGAGATCAGAAAAGCCATGGATAAATATGATGAAAAAGCAATTGATGAATTTGTAAATGCAAATCATAAAGATGAAGCTTGTAGAATATGCGCTGAAGAAGCAGCTACTAAATTAGAAAATGGAATTAGTAAATCTCAAATTTCAAAAGAAATTAGTGATTGTTTATACCGAGAATACTTGGCTTTCAAACAAACATATGCAAGAAGTGTTCCGTTTACCGACAAGTCAGTAGCAGATCAAATTAATGGTAATTGTCCTTAAGGAAAAATTAGATGCCTTTTATAGCTAAGTTAGGTGATGTGACCGCAGACGGTGGAGTTATAGTTGGTCCAGGTTGGCCAAATGTTACTCTTAATGGAATACCTCTTGCAAGACCAGGAGCGGGTGAAGTGCCTGGAGATAAGATAGCTCCTCATGCTTGTTGTGGCGAACCTAGTTGTATTATTCATTGTATATCAACAGTTGAAGCACTAATAATGATCGGAAGAATAAGTGTAAATGGATTTCCAATGGTAGTTCAAGGTGATATTCCAACCTGCAAGATACCTATAGCTATACAAACAATTCCAACTCTAGCATTTGCGGGACCTTAATTATGGGATCTCTTTATTCTGATTTAAACTTAAATTTTGATGTGAGTAAATTTGGAGATGCATTGGATCCAAATCAAAACATAGTGGAAAATAACTACTATGTTCGTCCTCCAATAACAAAATGGCAGTATGACGCAATTACCAATAAGCAAACTGCAAATACACTTTATTTGCAAAATCCAGTAGGATCAATAATTACTACCATACAAACTGGAATATACAGTCTTTATCAAACATTAAACACTAATAATTATTATTTACAGACGTATCCAGGAACCGGCGGATCTGCTCTTTTAACGACGATTACACCACTATCTTGGAATCTGTCAAACACTTGTAATAGTTTTTTTAATCATACTCAGAGATTATCCGGAATAAAGAGTACAACAAATACGGCTCTTCCTACGTTTTCTTCTGCTACTGGTTTGGGAAGAAGTATCGCTCCTATTTTGGCCAAGTTTGAAGGTGTTGCAAACAACGTTCCAGCTTTGGGAAGTATGACCAGTCTATTTGTTAAGGATGATCTATTGGTATATTCGGCACAATTAACAAGTGCGTATACTGAAGTGTTGAATTCCATAACTTTATTTACACCCGGTATGGGAACTCCTTATTATATTTCATCATTATCAGCTGGTGCTGAATCTGCTTTAGCGGATATAATTACCCGTGCAAATACCTTTATATCACAAAGGGAACAACATGATATTGCATTCTTTGGAAAAATTACAGAACTGTCTAATAATTATATGGCCATGATGAATTATTCTGCATTTGGTGATTTAGAAGCTCATCTAATTAAAAATTATGTTGGCACACAAACTCTCATAGACAAACTATAAATAGAAAATGGCAACCGTATTTACAAACGTAACTAGAGATTTTAAAGATTTGGACCTGAATATGAACATTCATCCGGTCCGAAAAGATGTTAATAAACATGTCGGCGATCTGGCAGTAATTAACTCGATTAAAAATATTCTCTCAACCAATAAAAATGAACGACTTTTTAATCCATCCTTTGGTGGAAATATAAGGGCTTTATTGTTTGAGAATGCCGACAATCTGACAGCCATCAGAATGGAAAAGCAGATAGTCAATATGGTAGAAAACTTTGAACCTAGAGCCTCAATTTCTAAGGTTGTAGTGACACCAGAACCAGATATTAATTCTTTTAAAGTTTATTTGGAATTTTTCATTGTGAACAGAACGGATCCGATAGCTATAACATTTCAATTAGAACGAACACGATAATGGCAAATAGATTAAGAGTAACCGAACTTGATTTCGATACAATCAAGGAAAATTTAAAAGATTTTTTAAGACAACAAACAGAGTTCCAAGACTATGATTTTGAGGGTTCTGGTCTTAGTATTTTGTTAGATGTTCTTGCTTATAATACACACTATAATGCATACTATCTAAACATGGTTGCAAATGAATCATTCTTAGATACAGCACTTCTCAGAGGTTCTGTAGTTTCTCATGCAAAGAGTTTAGGATATATACCGTATTCTAGAAAGCCCGCAACGGCAAACGTTAATATAACAATTTTAACGACTTCAAATGATCCAACTCAAGCATTAACACTTCCATATGGATATCCAGTACAGTCAAACTTAATTGACAATCGTTCTTATCGATTTAACGTTTTAGAAGAAACTACTGTTACTAGAACTGGTAATGAATTTTTGTTTGAAAACATAGCAATTAAAGAAGGACAGATTGTTGATTACGTTTACACTTATAGTGAACAAGAAAATCCAAAATCTTTATTTGTAATACCGGATTTGAATGCAGATACCACTACACTTAAAGTTGTAATTCAACCTTCACCGACAAATTCATACGTTGAAACATATTCTTTAGCTACAGATGCTTTGAATGTGGACAGTACATCGATGGTCTATTTCTTACAAGAAGGAAGAAATGGAAAGTATGAAATTTATTTTGGTGATGGTGTAATTGGTAAAGCACTTGGAGATGGATCTCTTGTTAGATTAAGTTATTTGGCAACAAATGGACTTGCTGCAAATAAAGCAGATCAATTTGTTCCCCTATTACCAGTGGGTGCTTATGGATCAATTGATATTACTGTTAATGAATCTGCTTCGGGAAGTTCAGAGAGAGAAAGTGTTGACAGTATTAAATACTCTGCTCCATTACAGTACACCAATCAAAATAGATTAGTGACATACAAAGATTATGAAACTTATATAAAGAAACAATATCCTAGTATAGATTCTGTTTCTGTTTGGGGTAGTGAGGATGATATTCCTCCATCATATGGTAAAGTTATTCTATCATTAAAACCGAAAAAAGATTTTTATATTTCCGAGTTAGAAAAACAAAGAATTATTAATGAGATTATTAAACCAAAATCTATCATAGCGATTCAAACCGAAATTCGTGATCCAGAATATCTGTATCTATTATTGAATAATACTGTTGCGTATGATAAAAGAAAAACCACAGATACAGCACAACAAGTAAAAAATAGAATTAGAGACGCTGTAGCTTTATACAGAGAACAAAATCTAAACAAGTTTGGTGGTAGATTTGTATTGTCCAAGTTACAGGAAAGTATTGATAATACAAACGATGCTGCAATTATTGGTTGCGAGACTTCTGTTAAATTACAAAAAAGATTTGAGCCGGTAATTAACCAAACCACAAATTATCAAATTGATTTTAATGTTCCATTACATAGAGGAACATTGACCAATAGATTAAGTTCATCACAATTTGATGTCGTTGATTACGGTGGAATCACAAGAAAAGTGACACTTGAAGAATCTGCGGAAACATATACTGGAATTGAAGAAGTCCAAATATTAAATCCAGGTATTAATTATATTTCGGCTCCAACTATTACTATCGTCGGAGATGGAGTTGGTGCAACCGCTGAAGCTACTATTGCTGGCACAAGATTAGAAAAAATTACCATCACAAACAAAGGTTACAATTATTCTAGAGCAACCGTAGTAATTACTGGTGGTGGTGGATCTGGTGCCGTTGCAACCGCAGTAATTACTGCAAGAACAGGAAGTATCAGAACAATCTATTATGATGCTGATGCACAAAAACAAATTGTTAATGAAAATGCTGGTACAATTAATTACGAAACCGGAAAAGTTGTTCTAACAAATTTAAACGTTAGAACTTTATACACAGATGATTCTTTAATGAGACTGACTATAGAATCAGAAAAAGGAATTGTTGAAACAAAGAGAAATACAGTATTGGAAATTGATTTACTAGATTCTGCTTCTGTTACCGTCGATTTAGAAGAACTGGCAACATAAAAATAAATGAATAACGAAAGAATATCAGTATTAGTTCCGGATCAAGTCCCAGAGTTTGTTAGGGAAGAATATCCTAAGTTTGTTTCTTTTCTAAAAGCTTACTATGAATTTTTAGAAAAGTCTGCGAATACAAACAATGATCTTGTAAATGTTTCAAAACAAATTAGGGATATATCTGACGTAGATTCCTCTCTCGATGAATTTGAACAAAACTTCTATAATAAATTTACTTCATTATTACCAAGAGATACTGCTGTAAGAAAAGATATCTTATATAAGAATATCTCTCAATTGTACAGATCAAAGGGTAGTATTGAATCCTATAAATTTTTATTCAGAATGTTGTTCGGTGAAGAAGTGGATGTCATCGAACCAAAGAATGAAATATTAAAAGCATCAGCTAGTGTCTGGTCTGTAGAGAATTCTGTTCGAATAGATCCGGATATTTTTTACCAAAAAATTACTGGCAACGGAACTAAAAAGACTTTTATTTTACCAAGTAATGCTTTTAATGTAAAGACGGTTTTAATTAATGATGTAGTTACAACATCATATCTTGTCAATAAACAATACAAAAAAATTATATTCAATACTGCTCCTTCTAATGGATCGATTGTAAAAATATATTTTGATACATTTGATTTTGATTTATTAAAAAATAGAAAAATTATTGGTTCTACATCAGGAGCTACTGGAATAATAGAATCAACAGCTATTGGATTGATTTCTAATAGAAGTATTGAAGATTTGTTTATAAACTCTAAAAACGTTATTGGCAATTTCGAAAATGGTGAATTTTGTACTTCGGATATAATAGATGAGAATGGAAATGTTTTATTGTTTGAATTTTTAACTTCTTCATCATTAAAAGAAATAACCATTGTTAATCCTGGATCAAACTATACACCAGGACAATTTTTAAATATCTCTGGAGGTAATGCCGACAAAGAAGCCGTAGCTATAATTGAAGAAGTTTTTTCTGGTAGAATTGATACCATAACAGTTGATAAACCTGGTGCTGGATTTATATCAGGTGGACTTATTGAGACTATAAATCCACGTTTTTTAGTTAATGGTTCAATTCAAACTATCGACACAACTTCCATAAATGTTACTTCTTCTTACTTGGTATATTCAAATACCAAAATTGCTAATGTCTCAAGTGTAGCTATCAATGCTGGAAATTATAATATCCCTTCAAAAAGTGGTAGTGCAGTTACTAAAGATTCAAGAATATTTGAAATATTTACAAATCTAAGAACGTTTGAAGTTGGTGGAATAAAAACATGTCTTGTTTTACCAACCAGTTCTGGTCAAGTTATTGACTTTGCTCCAACATTGGATGCTAAACCATTAACGTATTCTACCGCAGGTACAGCACAAGATATATCCAGATTTAATTCTTTAGGCGGATATAGAATAGTTAGTGCTGGAAGTGGATATAAAGCCGGCGATGAAATTGTATTTGGTAATAATCCAGTAGAAACTTATGGTATTGGTGCTGCGGCTAGAGTTAGTTTAACTGGAGAAAATGGAGAGATATTAAAAATTGCATTTGAACCGATTAGAGTTCAAGGAACTGTTAATGTGTCAGCCCTTAGTGCAAACGTTACTGGGACAGGAACTGCTTTTAATACAGATTTAATAGTTGGAGATCAAATCACAGTAAACGGTCAGATAAGAACAGTTCAAACAATTGTGAGTGATACCTTATTAACGTGTGATAGTAATTTTTTATATACGTCAGGGCCAGCAAATTCTCCAACAGGAAATCAAACAACACCACGATTAGGAGTCTATAATAGATATCCTACTGGTGGAATTTTATATAAACAAAATAATTTCCCAACAATTACTGTACAATCTACATCAGGTGTTGGAGGTCAAATAGTTCTTGATGCTGTTATGGGAGATGGAGAAATTTTAAGTGGTACTAGTACCAAAGAACCAGGTGGAATTACAAGAGTTAAAATTATAGATGGTGGTAGAGGTTATAAATACATCCCATTCATCAACATGACTACAACTGGTGATGGACAAGCTTCTTTAGTTGCCGAAATTGATAGATCATTTGAAACATTCGAAGGTAAGTGGACAACTTCTGATTCTATTATTTCTTCAACTGAAAGAAAAATACAAGGACGAGATTACTACGTAGATTACTCTTATGTCCTTTCATCAAAGGTTGAGTTTAGACAATACAAAAGAATTTTAAAAGAACTATTGCATCCAGCAGGTTTAGTTAATTATTCCAGATTTAAAATTGATGCGACTTCTAATGTTTCACATTTAAGCATTATTAAAGTTGATGCAAGCAAAACACTTTCTGGTAGAGTTAATGTGCAATCTGGAAAAGTTTATGTTACTGGTTATGGTACAAATTTTGAAACCGCTTATCAAAAGGGATACATAAAACTTGGTGATGCAGTTGATATAAATGGAAAAATATATATTTTAGATCAAATTGTAAGTGCATCTAATATAAAACTTGAACCGATAGTAACAAACTCTTTATACAATGTGTCAGCTGTTCCTTTTGATTATAGTGCTAACTTACAACCAATTATTGTTATTGGAAAACTTATGGCAAATCTCAATACCCATTTTGTTGCAACTGGATCTGCTACTATTACCATGGAAGATTTGAATAATCTATCAATAGAAACCGATAGTACGAATGTTTTAACAACGGATTAAAAAATGGCAAATACAAAAATTACTGAATTAGTTACAACAGATACCTTAATATCAAACACCTTATTGGTGATTGTAGATAGAAGCACAGGAACACCTATTACGAAAAAAGTAGAACTTGGTGTTTTGGATACCTATCTAGACATAACTGTGGCAAAAGC